GCTTGATGAGGCCGAGGCCAATGTCGCGGCCTTCGATGATGCAGCCCTTGCCGCGCCGGATGAGGCTGTAGGCGATTTCGACCAGCGGCGCCGTGTTGCGGCAGAGGATGGCGTCGTCGGCGGTCAGCCCCGTGTAAATTCCTGCCTTTTTAGCGGAACCCCAAAAATCCTCCTCCGCGATGCGCTCGACGCTGCCTTCGATGGCGTTGTCGGCGGGCTGGATGTGCTGCACCCAGCGGCGGGCTTCGGCCACCACCGCCTTGGGGCAGCGGTAGGAGACGGTCAGCGGCAGCGTGATCGCGTTGAAGTCTTTTCGGATCAGGTTGAGGCTGTCGGAGTCCGCTCCGGTGAAGCCGTAGATGGCCTGGGCGGGGTCGCCCACCGCCACCATGCGTCCGCCGGGGGCCAGGAGCTTGCGGGCCAGGGCGCGGCGGGTGGCGTTGGTATCCTGCGCCTCGTCGAGCAGCACCCAGTCGTAGGGCTTGATGGCTAAGCCGCGTTGAAGCGGCAGGTAGATCATGTCGTCAAAATCGACCATCTGGTCGGCCATGTCGTTGCTGGCGATGAGCAGCCCGCAAGCGGCGCGGATGCCTTCGGCGGTGCCGTAGCCTTCCGGCAGCAATTCATCGATGGCGTGGTGCGCGATCATCTCGGCCCAGGCGGTGGGCGAGGCGATGTCGGTCATCGCGCCGATGCCTGCCTGCTTCGCCATGGCAGCGGCTTTGACCGCGAATTCGTGAAGTTCAATTGGCAGGCGCTTGTTTTGGGTGAGGCGCTTGGCGACGGTGATCAACTTCTTACCGTCCACCTTTGCGCGGGGGCAAACGGTGCGCAGGGCGGAAAAGCCAAAGCTATGCACCGTGCCGATGCGCACCCGGGCGCCGAGGTTGAGCGGTGCGGCCTTGATCGCGATTTCTTCCGCGATTTTCTTGTTGTAAGCCATGAAAGCCACGTCGCCGGTCGTGCGGTCGAGCAGGTTGATGAGGGTGGTGGTTTTGCCTGCGCCTGCGACGGCTTCGATGACCGCGCTGCCGGTGCCGTTGCTGGTCCAGTCGTAAACCGCAATTTGCTGGGGCGAGGGCTGGTGCTTGGCTGCGGGAGCGGCCTGGGTGGCGGCGATGCGGGTGGGAAGCGGTGCCATTTTTTTAGTTCCTTTCTCTGCGGGGCATCATCGCCCCGCCCGATTTTTTTACAGGGTTTTTTTTACCGCGCCAACCCCCTTGTCCAATATTTTTTGACGGGCGCGGATTTTTTAGGTGGGAAATACTTAACCGGATTCCGGTTAATTTTTGACGGGCGAATCAGTCGTCCGCCTTGGCAATGGCGTCGCGCAACCGTTGGCGCGGCGCAAAAGTGGTCGGCAGAACATGGCGTTCAATGCAGGACAGAGCTTCGCGGCAAACTTCCAACAATTCCGGCGCGGCGGCTATCAGGCGAGCATTGGCGCGAGCGGTCTGTGCGCTCAAATGCCACCCGGCCCCGCCCACTGTGGCAATTGGCACTTGAGGCGATACATTGATGGACAATGCGCCCGTGTAGGTTTCCGTGATGGTCCAGGGACCGTGAGTGTGTGTCGTCATTATTGTTTGTCTTCTCTTTTTGAGTTTTTGGTTGATTACGAAATCACGTCGCTTTTGCGGGTCACCTCGCGAGCGGTCCAGCGGCCATCGTCCATGCCTTGGCTTTCCGTCAGCATTTGCGCGATGGCATCCTCGGGGCTGGGCGCGTCCCATGCGCCGTAAAGCTGATGCTCTTCGTCCGCGTCGTCAGTGTGGGTGATGTAATAGGCTGGCATCGTTTTGCCGTTCAGCAGCCGTATGGTGGCGTAAACCCATTGATCGTCCGCCATGCCGTCCTGCCATGCGTTGGTCGCGGCGTTTTGCACGCTTTTGATGGTTTGCGCACAATCCTCGGTGTCGAGGCCAAGACCGTTCTGCGTCCACTGCTCCCAAGCATGCAGAACCACCGCGTCATATTGTGTTTCCCAATTGTTGTTCATGTTCTCTCTCCGTTTCTCTGCGGCGCCTCATCGCGCCGTCAAAAATGTTTTAACGGGTTCCCGCAAAAAAGAAAATAGCCTTTCGCCATTTTTCTCGATTTATTTTCGCATCCGGCCCCGCACCATGGTGAGCAGTTCCAACTTGGTTTTGTTCCGCAGGGAATTTTGAAGCGATGCCACAGCGCGCTCCTCCGATTCCGTCATGTTCAAGCCAAGCCTGGGCAGTGGGCGCTTTTCAACCATTTCGATGGCGCGCTGCACTGCCTCGCGGGGCTGATAAACAATTGGCCTTAGCTCCCCCGCGTCGCGAGCGTTGTTGCACAGACGTTCAATCGCGCCTTTGCTGCGTCCCATTTTCTGCCCGATGGCGGGATAAGAGAATCCGCGCTCGCGCAGCGCCAGGATGACCGTTCGCTCGTCGTCGGTGATGGGCGTGAGGTTTCGGATTGAGATGTTTTGCACCACGCCGTTGGCGATCATCCTGCCCCGCACATGGGAAACGAGACGTGGCGCAACGCCCAGGCGCTTGGCGATGGACGCAGGCATTTCGTTGGGATTTTCGCGGATCGCGTTATAAATTTCCGGGTGCGCAATGACGTTTTTGTGGAAAATGTTTTCCACCACGCCCGCCTTAACCATTCGGGCACGGACATGCCCGACGGTTCTCGCCTCAAAGCCCAGGCGCTTGGCGATGGATGCGGGCGGCTCATTCGGGCAGCGCCGAATTTCGTCATAGATTTCGGGATATTTAATCGGCGTGGTCATGGCGAATTCTTCTTTTTCTTGCGTGGGTCGGGTTCAAAGGTCGGCGGCGGGTTGTCGGCGCGTTCTTCCAGCCATTCCCAAAGCTCCTCTGGCGGTTGGGCGCTGCCATCCAGCCATCGCCGGAATGCGCCCTTGCTGCGTCCGGTGGCTTTGGCCAGCCACGCGATAGAGACGCCCGTGTCGTCGAGCAGTTTTCGGAATTCCTTCTTTTGCTGATCTCTCGTTCTCGGCTCGATGCGCACCACCTCGCCGTCAATCATAACGTATTCGCATTCAAACCAATTTGGCACTGGTGCGTTGCTCATGCTGGTGTCCTCCCGCTCATTTGCATGGTGGCGTCGGCGGCGATGTGCGGCGACGGAATCGGATATGGCAATTTCCGTTGGAAGGGTTTGCGCGGAGGCTGCCACGCACGCGCTTCTGCAATGTCTTCGAGGTGCCAGCCCTGCACCATGCGAGCGGCAATGTTGTCGATGCTGTTCATAGACAGCAGTGGGTGCTGCTTGCGCAACTGTTTGATGGTCTTGGCCACCACGATGTCGCACCATTGCTGCGGCCCTTCCTGCAGCGCTTGACGGGTGAGCGGCGGGAGATTGTCGTAAGCATCCCATCGCGCGTTCGGCTTTTGCCGCGTGCGGCGGGTGCGTCCGTTTTGGATGGTCATTTTGCTGCCCCTTCCAGGGCGTCGATAATGCTCTGCATGTCGAGGCTGTCCAGCGCATTGAGGCTATCCAGCGCGTTAACGATGTCGTTGATGGCGTCAATCGCTTCGTCCATTTGACCAATAGCGGATTCCATGGCTTGGCCCTTTTCACCGGCCTGCAAGCTTTCGGGCATATTGTCGAACGCTTCTTGCTCTTCGTCGCAAACATTGGCGATTTCATCGATCATGTTGATAAGTTCGCTGGTCAAGTCTTTGACCTTTTCGATCTCTTCCATGATTTCGGATAGGCGCTTGACGAAGGCGCCCAGAATTTTGCGGCGGGCTTTGTTCATTTTCTTTCTCCATGTTGCCGGGCGGTTGATTCCACCCGGTCACTGGATGCGCCTCCGTGTGGGGCGGCGCATCCAGTGACCGGTCAGACCTTTGTCCGACGGGCCATTTGAGCGTTTGCCCAGCGGTTGAGTTTCTTCACCTCCGCGTCGTAATCCGCTTGAGTCATTTTATTGGCCGGGTTCATAAAAGCCCGATCCAAGGAATTCATCTTGGCTTCGACGCTCAGTTCAATCTGGTATTCGGTCATCGTCCTAGTTCCTTTCCTGCGGCGGTCGGTTGATCCCGCCGCCTGCACCCCTTTTAACGCCCATTAACGGTTGATGCAACTCAAAAAGAGCGCATCCGACAAATTATTTTTGCCGGTCTGCGACATGCTCCGCCAAAACCTGCAATTCTTGCAACACGCCGACCAATGCCCGCTTGCGGGCATCATGCTCGGCATCGGCCAGGGCGCATGTGTCCGGCCCCTGCGGGTAATAGTCCCGGCCATTGGGCGCGGCCCGTGCCAGAGCGTCGAGAGCGTCGTGGATTGCCGAGATGGCATCGCAGTAGCCTTCCAGCAAAGCCCGCGCGCTGGTGCCGTTCATGTGGATCGTGGGGAGAATCATTGCGCCTTGATCCCCGCCCGTGCGGCCAGCGCCGCGTGGTAATCCCGCTCCAGCTTCGCCATCTTGGCGGTCAGCGCCCGGGCGCTGTCGCCCAGGTCCGCAATCCGGTCCCAGGTCGCCGTGGCGTATTGCGCCCAGATAGCTTCGCGCTGCTCATACGCCTCGTCGTGCTGGCGGTGGAAATCTTCTTTGGTCATCGGTCTCAGTCCCCGTCTTGTGGCGTCGGCCAATCCGTCCGCCTGAAACCCTTTTAAGCCCCGTCAAAAAACCATGCAACCCAAAAAGCGTCCATCGAACAAATTATTTTTACTTTTGCCAAAACCGCTTTTAAGGCACCTCCAGCGGCTTTAACGCATCCTCCGCATGACCCCTACCTCCCAGGCTCCAGACCGCCTTCAGCGGTCACCAGAATCGACGCCAGGGGTATGTTCGGTCTCCGAATACGTGCCCACCTTTTCGGCAACCCAAGCCGCTAAAATTGATCCTGCGGCGTCTCTATCACCCGGCTTAAAGCTCGCTGCAAAAATTTCGGTTGCGTTCATCAAAAGGCCGCCGATGAAATCATTTATTCCGCTTGCTTTAGTCAAATCAAAACCTGCGCCGGAGGCGCGGATCATTTCATCATGAACCCGCCCCCTTTTTTTAGATGCTTTCTCCAGAATGGATTCCAGTAGTGAGCGTGATTCTGCGTTCATTTTTTTTCTCCTGTAAAAAACCATTGACGTGGGAAAATGTGTGGGAAGTCAAGTTGGGTCTAAGTGTATGTGTTTGTTGTTTTTTCTTTTATTTTCCCATTTTCCCATTTTCCCACAGAGGGGGGGGTTCGAAAACCAAACCATTACGCGTGATGGAAATCATGTGATACGCGAGACGTATAAAAGGTCTCTATGTGGGAAAATGGGAAGATGGGGAAATTAGTGTTTTCAAAGATTTACCTGTGGGGGATTACTTAATTTCCCACAGGTAAATCAATCCATCAATCGGCAAATGATGGGTTGAGCATGTATTTGATGGTTTTGGGTCCGGGCTTGTTTTTGTCCGGCTCCACCGTCACCACCTTGCCCATCCGGACTAGATCGTCCAGCACCTCGGCGCGCTCTTTGGGATTCAGCCCCAGGCGGTGCCGGTCAACCATCGCATGAGCCGTTAGTGGCCCGTGCTTGCGGATGATGTTTAGCGTCTTCTGCATTTTGCGCTCGTAATCGGTGTCTGCGACGTGCATCCCGGCGTCGCGCAGCAGGGTATCAACGCAATGCTGTGCCAGCGCCCGGCCCCAGGCGACATCGGTCACGTCAATGACCGGCTTGCCCGGATCGCGCGCCACGGCCCGTATCAGGGCCAGCTTCATCGCGTTCTCCGCCAACCGCCCCGCGATGGCCGTCACATACGTTCCCTCGGCTTCGCGCTGCTGCTGCAACTGGTCGTGACGCATGGCGCGCTTGGCGTCGGTGGCCTCCGGCGTCTCGGCCACTGTCGTGACCGTGGCAGGCATTGTGGACATCATCAAATCCGCCAGATTCCCGCCCCCAGCGCCCCGCGCAATCGCCTGCAGCGCCTCAATCAGTTCGGCGGGCGGATCAATCAAGGCGGGTTCTTGTTCGTCCGGGTAGCTGCACGGGCTGACGAAAAGCAGCATCCGCGCCATCAACCCGTCGTGCAGGCTTGCGCCCGCTATGGCGTTCCAAAACTGCCCGGGCGTGGTGGTCCCGTAAAAACAGGCGTGAGGATCGTGGATGTCCTCGCGCGGGCGCCCCATCTTGCTTTGGTCGGCGTATTCCGTGCCCTGCCACGGCCCGCTGGCGCTGCTGTAAAGCTCCTTGAGCATGGCGGCGATCTGCTTCCTGTGGCTTCCGGCTTTGTCGCTGACGATGCCGGTCAACCAGTCACCGAATTCGTCAATCTGAAACAGCATGGCGGGATGCCGCGCCAAGGCGGTGCGGAGGCCGGAGCCGGATGCGATGTCGGAGCCTCCCAAATATTGCGACAGGTCGGCGGCGTGCAGGCATTTCTTAATCACGCGACGGGCGTGATCTTTACCGGCGCCGGAATCCGCAATGCCTATGGCGTAGATATTGGTGCGCAAGTTAGTGGTGGTGCAGTAGCGTCGCCCGGCCAGCGTGCCGATTAGCGTGATCCCGGCGGCGAGAGCGAGGAAAGGCTGTGGGCTGATCGCCGTCGCCTCGCAATGCTCGACGAACATTTTCAGCGCCCCAGGCACGTCCATCAAATCCGCGGCCACCGGCAACGGCGCCTTCTGCTTTTCGGCGTTGCGGGCGTCCAGCTTGGCCAGCAATGCAGCGGCGGCGTGCGGCTGACCGTCGGGGATGGCGGGCATGCGCTCAGGCACGTCGCGCGGCTTGCGCATCCCGTCTTGGAATGCGGTGCGCAAGGTGTTTTGCGCATGCCTGAAATCCTTGCAGGCATGGCGAATGTCCGCCAGTGCGGCGGAAAGCTCCGCAAACGCAAACCCCTCCTGCAACTCTCCCGCCGCCACCAGCCCACCAATCGAAAACGCCGCCTTGTTCAGCGTGTGGTGCTTGCTCCCATCCCACGCCCGACGGATGGCGTCACACTCGCTGTGCAGCGCCGCCACGCCGTAATGCGTCCCACCGTCGGGGTTGTGGGGCCGGGACGGCGCAGACACCTGAGCGGGCGCTGTGGGGCGTTCTGGCGGGGCCGGTGGGGCGAGGATGGGCATCAGCCACTCAGGCACCTCGGCCACGTCGGAATTGTCCGCCACCGCATAGCCTGGGGATGGCGGGACAACGACGTAACCACCGTCGCCCCTGATGTCGATGCCGGGCGCGATCTTGCCAGCGGAATTCCGGATTATCTGGCCCGGCCATCGGAGGTAGATATGCAGCCCGCCGGTGCCTGTGCGGATGGTGCGAGTTTGCGGTAGGCGGTGGCTGTTGGCGTTGAGCCACTCCATCCCGGCGCGGCCATCTTTCACGTCCACGTCAACCACCACAAGCCAAGTGATTTCGCCCGTCGGCATGCCGATCATGGCGGCCTTGGGGTTGGCAAAAAGGCGGCGGATTTCCTCGGGGTTTGCGGTCGCGTCCTTAAATCCATGCGCGGTGAGCGGGCGCTTTTGCGCATCGCAGGGAAACACCGGAACGCCCATGGCGATGGCGGCATCGACCAGCGTTGGCGTGGTTTTGCGTGAGTTGAGGTAATCGTTAAATCTTGACATTGGGGGGTTCATCCGACGGTCCTTATTTTGTCCATGGCGGCATCAACGCCCGCCCGCAGGTCAACCAGCTTATCGACATAGCCGGTGCAAATCACCTCGATAAATTGGCCCCACTGCTCGCGGCTCCACGCCGCCATATCCGTCTTGCCCAGGCTTTCGATGAATTCCCCGGCCCGGTCTGATGCCTGCATCATCGCGGCAAGCTCATGTTCGTTTGCTTCGATCATTCTCATGTTCCTTTCGCTTCAGCATTATTGATTAATTCTAAAACACGCTTAACCGCTGTCGGTGTCCAGGCGCAGCCACGCGCCGTAGGGATGCCCTTGGCATTCAGGGCCTGTGCCATGGCGTGCAGGCTCATATGCCTTTCGGCGCGAATCGACGCCAGTAACGGAGCTAGGTCCCGCGCTCGGCTGGTAGCCTTGGCCACCAGCGCGGCACTCGCCTTCACGCGGTGGGCGTCGGTCGGTGCAGGCCCGCCCCTGTGGCCTCCCAGCTTGACGCCTCGGGCCTTAGCAGCAAGCAACCCAGCTTTGGTCAAATACTTATGGTGCGTTGGAAATTCTTTTCCATGCACCACTCCATGGCACGCAAGGCAGAGAAGCACGGTTGGCGCGGCAGCGCCGCCATAAACGCGAGGAATCAAGTGATGTCGATGCAATTCTCCCTCAGAACCGCATGATGCGCACGCACTCACTCTTCATCCTCATTGATGCAGACGGTTTTGATCATTTTCCCATGTTCTCCTTGTTGGTCAGTCAGAATGCAGCACGCCCGTCAAAATTTGAAGCCTGTAATTTCGACGTATTTCCCCACGGGCCGCACCTGAATTTCGGTCGGCTGACGCAGCGTGTTGGCGGCGTCAGTTGCGGCTTGGCTATTCGCCGGGATCGGCGCATCGCTGCGTCGTTTCCACCAGCTTTCGGCTTTCTGCCTGGGATAGCCGATGTGGTCAAAGCAAATCCACTCGCTGTGGATGGTCAGCCCGCAAACGTAGGTCACACGCATCGACGACGGCTTGCCCGGCTTGGCGTGCAGCGCATACGTCACGTCTTTGACCGGAATCCATTCTGGCTTGATTTGCGTGGATAGCAGCGCATCCGTCGCAGCCATGGCAGCGATTTTGGATGCGGGCGGCGGGAATTCAGAGCCGCAGGAAATACAAGCTCTGGCGGCGGCGTGGTTGATGGTCTGGCATTCCGGGCAGGTTCTGGTCGGCGCTTCGCCCGGCACGTCGGATTTCTCGTTGCGGCGTCCATCCACCTTGTCGATAGGACCATGGCGCGCGGTGTTGCCCGCGAAGTCCAAAATCAAGCAATCATCCTTGCCTTCCGCCAGCCGCGTGCCGCGTCCCACCATCTGGATATACAAACCGACGCTGGCGGTGGGGCGGAGCAACACCACCAGATCAGTGCCGGGCGCATCGAAGCCGGTGGTGAGGACGTTGGCGTTGGTGATGCACCGCAACCGCCCGGCCTTAAAATTCGCCAGGATGCTGGCCCGTTCACCGCTGGGAGTGTCGCCTGTCACCGTCTCGGCGGAAATGCCATGCGCCCGGATGGCGTCGCGGACGTGTAGCGCATGATCCACCCCGGAGCAGAACACCAGCCACGATCCACGGTCTTTGCCGTGCTCGATGATTTCATCGACGGCGGCTGTGGTGATTTCATCCCGGTCAACGGCGGCTTCTAGATCTTTGGCGATGAATTCCCCGCCCCGCTTTGCGACACCGGTCACATCAAGCTGGGTTGTGGTTTGCTTCGGCACCACCGAACAGAGATAGCCTTGCTGGATCATTTCCAGCACCGACGTTTCATAAGCGATGTCGGTGAAAACCCGGTCTTTTCCTTCGTGCAATAGCCCAGAATCCAGGCGGTATGGCGTGGCGGTAAAGCCAATCACCTTCAGCAGCCCCGCGTTGATTTCGTTCAGTTGCGTCAGGAAAGCGCGATACATGCTTCCATCGTTGCGCCCCAAAAGGTGCGCTTCGTCAATGATCACCAGATCGCACCGTTGCACGCGGAAGGCGTGCTTATGGATTGACTGGATACCGGCGAACAGGATTTGCGCGTTGATGTCGCGGCGCGAAAGCCCGGCGGAGTAAATGCCCGCAGGCGCTTCCGGCCATAGCCGTAGCAGTGCGGTGAAGTTCTGCTGGATCAACTCCTTAACGTGGGTGAGCATCAGGATGCGCGTCTCGGGATAGGCTTCAATCGCTTCGCGGATGAACGCGGCAAGACAAATGCTCTTGCCGGTCCCGGTGGGCAGCACAACCAGCGGATTGCCGCTGCTGGTGCCGAAGTAGTTATAAAGCGCGTCGATGCTGGCGCGCTGATATGGGCGGAGGCTGATGGTCATTTTTTGTAGTCCAGCGCGTCTTGCGCGTCGTCCATCCATTTTTCGCCACTGGAGAGAACATACATCACCCAGTCTTCGCCCGCGTCTACTTGCTCCCCATGCACCAAAGCGGGAATGAACAAATGCGCCACACAGCCGGTGCGTTGCGCGTCAGGCGGGATAATTTCCACATGCCGCGCGCACATCCATTCACCTTCCGGCGCAGGGGCGGAGTGCAAGCATGACCGGCAATGACGCTCGGGCATGGCGTCGCCATGACAGACGGCGGCGTGATCGCAGAATTTGCATTCGAAATGTGTGGGGTCGCTGCTGATCCGCGCGGGTGGCTCGACGCTGGCGATGATCCTGGCGGCCTTGGTGACAAGGCGCAGCGCGCATTCGGCATCGTATCGAATGCGTTCTTGATATAGCTCGTCGGTGTTTTTGTTCACCGCGAGATAGAATGCGCGTTCAATTCCGGCGAGGTGCATGTAAATTTGCATTTGCGCGAAATGGGTCGGCTTCGATTTCTCGACGCCATCTTTCTTGAGCGACGTGAAGGATTTTTCGCTGTGCGTTTTGAATTCGCAAACATGCCACGCCTTGGGCGCCTCGGGGAATCCGACGGCGACGCTATCCATGCTGCCACCGAAATGCCCGCTGGCGTCGCGCAGGTTAAACTGCTGGCCGGTCTCCGGGTCCAGCGCCATCACCGTCACGCCAATGCGACGCAGGTCGTGGATAAAGCGGCTTTCGGCTTGGTGCCCGGTTTCGAATAGTCGCAGCATCCGGCCAGAATGATTGGCGCGCGTCGCCCACCGCCAACTCAGCCAAATGGCGCGACTGCACTCCGCACCGATCATGCTGGCCCCCAAGTGGTTGCGGTAGCCGGAACCCTGCTCGGCGGCGTAGGCGTCGTAGATCGCAGAGACGGTTTTGTCCTCTGCTGGTGGTAGTGCAACCATGTTGGTTCCCCTGCGTTAAAAAAACCGGGGCGTTTTGCGCCCCGGTATTTTAGTCACTTCCGCCAGGGCGGGACACCACCAGCGGCAGGCGCTGCGGGCCTGGGCGTGGAAGGCGGTGGGGCCTGCCTAGAGCTAAAGCTAGACGGTGCCTTGGCGACAGGCGCATCGCCTCTGGCGGCGGCATAGCCCTTCACCACATTGCGACGGCGCTGCTCATCCGGCGGGAGGTCTTTGTCCCGGTTGTCCACTTCCACCGCCACGGTGATTGTCATGGGCAGGAAGTGAATTTCCTCACTATCCGAAATGTGTTGCTTGCCGATGGCCAAGCAGATGGCGGAAAGCGTGCGCAAAGCGATTTCCTGCGCGGTCGGGTTGGGATTCTTGATGTTCAGGTTGTCCCAAACCCGGCGCCCTTTGGAGGGGCCATCGATGATTTCCAGCGTAAGCTGAAGCATCGTCCCGCCTTTGGCGGTCTCCTTCATCATGCTTTCGATCACCTGCGCCGTGTACTTGCCGGGCGGCAGATTGTCGCGGGGCTGTGCGGGTTCGACGCTGGTCGCGTCAAAGGTTTCACCGAGAAATGCCATTGGTCTTACTCCTTGCTGGTTGCGAAATAGGGGATGTGCTGGGCGATGGTCGGCCACATGCTTTCCGGGTCGTCCGGCAGAGAGATGGATTCCGGCATCCGGTAGCGGTTTTTTGCCAGATGCGATGGGCGCTCGGTGGTATAAAGCACGCGCTGCCCACCACCCACACCACGCGCCCGGCTGGACGGGTCTTTCTTGTCGTCCTTCACCACCGACACGCGATAATTCATAAACCAAACGCAATCGACATGCTCTTGCACCAGGGCGCTCGCGGCCTTCTGGAGCTTGGGCGCGTAACGGTCGTAGGCTTCCACCTCCGGGCTTTCAAAGCGCTTTGGCTCCGTGTGGGCGATCATTGCGATGGTCATTTTGCGCTCGTCGCGGAGGGCGTTCAAGCCATCCAGAATTCCGCGCCATGTATCCAGCGAGGCGGCGTAGCCCTTGCCGTAGCCGGGCTGTTCAATATCTTTCCAATTGTTCAGGCGGCACGTTTCTGCCCACACCAGCGGCTCCAGCCAGTCGAGGCTGTCCAGCACCACGGTTTCGAATTCGTGGTCCTCGCTGTAAAGCGAGGCGATGGTCTCCATCACCTCGGCGTAGCTTTTAAGAAGCCCAAAGGTGGGCATTTCGATCATGCCAAGACCGTCCTCGGTCTGGAGGATCACCGGCTTGGGCATGCCAGCACCAAGCGAGGTTTTGCCGATGCCATGCACCGCATGGAGCATGATGCGCGGCGCTTTCACCTCCGTGCTGCGGCGCAATGACGCCATTGAAATTGCCATATTTTTTCCTTTCCCAAAAGCACCAAAAAGCAAAGTGCAAAAATATGTTTACAACATAGGGCGAGGGGGCGCAATAGGCCAATCGGCAATTTTATTTGATGGGCCGCAAAGTCAGGTAAACGGCGCCTTCTCGGTCCACATCATGCTCCACCACCAGCCGCTGGCATAGCCTGTCGTTGGTGATCGCGCCCCCGGCTTGGCAGGCGTCGAGCAGTTGCTTCACGCGATTATCGACATCGCCGCGCATTTTCGGCAATTCGATAATCGCCTCAAACGGCGCGGCAATTTGCTTGTGCGCACGTTGTATGGACACTTCCCAGCGCGCCGAATTCGCCCAGGTTTTGGACGCGGCGCGTTTAATCAGCTTCGCGCCCGTGCGAGTGCGAACCGGCACCCACGCTTTGTTGATGCTGGGCGGCAGCGGCAGAATCAGCGTGATGTCGTCATCGCTCACGCGGCTTCGTCGGCGGGCTTAACGACGTCGATAACCAGATCAGGGCGCACCACGCTGGGGTGAATTCCCAGCGTGTGATGCAGGGCGGATAGCGCTTTACGCGACACACCTCGACGGCGCCAGTAATGCACGCGCTGGCGCGAATAACCCAATTTTCGCGCAACGCCCACCGTGCCACCGGCTGCATCAATAACGTCCCGCGCTAAGGCGGCCAGATCGTAAGAGTTTTCCATGCCGCGTTTGTAAACGCGGCGTTGACGCGCGGCAAGAGTGTTTTGACGCTTGCACGCCACAAGCCGCCATGACATAAGACAGGGCGCTCTCCTGGCGTGATGTGATCATTGTTCCTTTCCCATGATACCAACTTGCCCGCCTTGGTTCGAGCCAGGGCGGGCATTTTTTATGGGCGGTGCAAAACCCTAATTCGCACAAACCCCACGCCGGTGATGTGCAGGCGCTTCGCGGCTTCATGCGACAGGTCCAGAATTCTCAATGAAACGTATGGCCCCCGGTCGTTGATGAGCACGACCACAGACCTATCGCGGTGCATCACTTCCACCACGGTGCCAAGCGGCAGGCACCGTGAAGCTGCGGTCAAGGCGGAGCTTCGGAAAGGCTCCCCGGATGCGGTGGGGCGTCCATTGTGGCTCGTGCCATACCATGACGCCAGCCCGGTTGGTGGGCACCGTGACGACGCCTGGGCGGCACCAGCGGCGAGGATCAGGGCGGCAATCGCCACCCTGACGGCACTCATGGCGGAGCCTCCGTTACCCTGCCCATCGTGATATTGTTCTGCGCGCGGATGTCCTGATTCCGCCAGCACCAGCATTCGCCGGTATCGTTTTGAAACACCACCCAAAGCAGATCGTGTTCAACGCCATAGTCGATGACCATATGCGCCATGCCTTTACCGTCCAGCGTGCGAACGGGGATCGGTGGGTTGAGTTGAGTGATCATGGTTTTTCCTCCATGTTGATGCCCCAGGCGTCAGCAGCTTCTTCCAACTTCTGCTTCACCCGCTCGTGCGCTATTTTTTCAGCGCGATGCGTTGTGATGTCGCGGGAATAATACACGCCATCAGACGGCTGTAGCGCGGCCAAAGCCACCTTGGCGGCCAGCCTATAGCCGTCAGCCAGATCCACTCGCATTCTGGCCGCGATGCCAGCCACGGCCTGCTGCACCAACGCCTCCTGCTCATCGCTCATGGCTTCACCCCCGGCGCTGCTGCGAGCATGTCTTGCAATATTATTTTTATCCGGGCGTTTTCAGAATTGTGCCGCCACACATAATCTGCCTCAATTCCAGCGGTTAACATTTTTTCCGTCGGCTCAACCGGCACCACAGCCCACCCTGCCGCGCGGATTGCGGCGAGAGTAAAAGACATCGGTAGGTCCAAATCGTAATTATCGTATAGGGCTTCTGCCACCCGCTCCATCAGTTCGGCTTCGTCTTTTGCTGGTTCGCTCATTCCACAATCCCCCAATGGCTAATGCTTGCAGGTTCTGCTGTCCCCGGCTCCCACCAGCGCAGCATGGACTTGATTGCTCGCGGTAGTTCCATGTCGTTATTATAAAGACGCATGTAATAAGGGTTTTCATTGCGATGGTAATACAATATATTAATTTCTTGTTCTAATTTATCGACTACTTGCTCCATCAGGGGGCGCACCTGCTCCAGCCTCACGCGCATCTCTGTCAGCATCTGCATATGCTCGCGCAGGCTGTCGGTAGCACCCTCGATGTAATTGGCGGCGTCATTCAACAATGCGCTGTCCCACAAATACTCGTCAGATAGAGCCTCGTCACGTAGCTCGCGTAGGCCGTCGATCATCTCGGGGATGGGTCGCATGGTGTTCATACCCCAGCCTCCACCCGCAACGCGCTGGCCAAATAGTGCTTGGCCAGCGTCTCGCGCCCGTATGCCATATGCTCGGCGGCGATGGCTTGGAGCATTACGGAAACGTGCGCATCCAGCGCCGCCGGAATTCCGGGGTGGCAATGACCGACGCGGGCGATGGTCATGGCGATCTGATTCGCTTCCTCCCGCATGTCCTCGGCGCATTTGAGGTAGCGGGAATCGACGGGCGTAACGGCCATTTTCTGAAGATTCTCCATCACAGGAACCCCACCACCATAGTGATGTATTTTAGATCGTGGCGGGCGGCGTCGTCGTCGCCTTTGGAGCGGTGGGTGAGGTATTCCGCCACGGTGGCCAGCACCTCGCGGGCCACCTCCGGGTTAGCGGGCATTTCGCGGCTGATCTGTTTGACGCGCTGCGCCATTTCCAAATCCACCAGATTGATGGGCAGGGGCTTATCCATGTGTTTCGTCCTTTCTTGATGTTGCGAGGTAGATAGCTTTGCCGCCCGCACCCAGGCGGCTTTTCCGGTAGAATTCAATGGGGCCATAAAGCGCGCATTTAATTTGCAGTTGGCGCATCATGGCCATTGCCGACTGCCTCCATGTCCGGGGGCGCTCGGCTTTGGTGAGGTAGATCGCATCGGCCAGCGCCTCCAGTGGCACTTCCTCGCCGCACCGCGCGGCGAGGAATTTGACCGCGCGGGCTTCGTGCGGCGTAAAGTGCAGGTCGAGCCTCATGCCGCCCACCCCAGGGCGGTTTTTGCGTCGTCCTTGGCCTGAAGCGTCCACTGTTCGATGCCGTTGTGCTTGGGGGCGCGGTCGTATGGGTTGCACTGTGTGTAGTTGATGGTCTGGCTCACCGCGATAACCGCCATGGCTTCGCCAGGATTTTCGGGGTGCGCAAAGTTAATATGGCGCAGCGTCACACGGCGCTCGCCATGCGAGGAGCGGCCCCAGTTGAAGCCTTCCCGCATGCCGCTAGTCTTCTGCACTTCAAGCAGTTCAAAGCCTTTGGCGGCGATGCGCTTGGCAGCGCGGGTGACAATGTGGCTCTCGCCAAACTCAGCGGCCAGTTCGCCAAGGATGATCGCGTTCCACTCGGCGGCGGTTTCGGGGATGTTCAATTCGATGGTCATGGTCAAAGTCCTTTCCGTTGGCTCGTTGGCCTGGGAGTTTTTTACCCCCTATCCGGAAAAAATAAAATAGCCTTTCCGCCTAAATCGGAAGATTTTTTTACAAAATGCAGGAACGGGTTTTTAGCCGTCGTCGGGCACCAGCACGTTGCCGATTTTGACATAAAGACCCATAGCCACCGCCGATGATGGCGGCACACTGGCATAGCCGATTTGTTTCGCCGTTTCGTAAACGATCATCATCACGGTGGGATTGCGCGATAAAACATCCTCCAGCGCCTTTCGGGCGGAAGCGGCAATCAGGCAATCATCAGGGGCAATCTTTTCAATCTTCTCGCCCTTCACGCGGAACGGCCCGCTTTGACGCGAATGCGCGGTTTACCGGCCAATTGCTGACCGCGAAACCATGCAACCCCATTTACAATTTCGCATAATTCTGGCGGCATAAGCTCTCCGTCCTTCCACGTTAAAACGGCAAAGCCGGGATTCCAAAGTCTGGTATTGCCTTGCATGTAGCCGAAACATGGCCACGCTGGATCAGCCAGCATGCCAATCTGCACGCCATATCGGCGCCCGCGCATATCGACCATTGGCTTCACTTCCAACGAGTGCGTATCGCCGGAAACAAAAGAAACGCCTGCCTTAACGGCGTTATTCCATCCCGCATGAATTCCGCCGTGAAAACGGTGCATCACAACGGAGTCGTTCAAATCCAGTCGATGACACATTTTCCAATCTGGAAATTGCCCGGCAAAGTCAAATCCATCCACGCCTTCAAACATGGCAGCATTTAGCGCCAAATATTTATCAAATCGATCGTCGTGATTGCCGCGCACCCAAAATCTCAACGCGCGCGGTGCTAATCCCATAATGTCGTCGAGATGCTGCTTGGCCGCGCTTAGTTCTTCTTTGACTTTGACGCGACGATTCCACCCCAGCGGGTCATGGCGCGATGGCTCGCCCATATCCACCAAATCGCCCACACTCAGCAAAATATCGGGCTGCACCAGAGGAATGGCGCGCAATAGCGCTTCATGCGCTAGGCTGCGGGGCTGTGACAGCGACGTCCAATGCGCATCGCTAAAAGCCACCGCAACGGCGTTTAAATGGCTGATTTTTAACGTCAATTCGCATTCCGGTGGATTATCCGGATCATACGCTACCGCCATCGCCTTGTGCGCTTTGCGCACATCGGGCTTGTTGAAACGACTGAGCGCCGCTTCGTATTGATTCGCAGCAGTTTTGTTGCTCATCGGCGGTATAAATGACCGCGCCGCTGCCGTCACATTGCCGTGCAGCATCACCGCGTTATAGACTGGTTCTATGTCGCTCCACTTGTAAGCGGGCTGTGCCATGGTTGATAATCCTCATTTTGCAGGGGTTTCATCCAGAGCAGCCTTTGCTTTTGTCCACCGTGCAATGCGATCATCCCGCCCATTAAATCCGCCATTCACTCTGCGGGTGATGTCATCAAACCGTCCAGCGTCGGCTAACTCATTTAATTTTCTGTCGTTCCACCACCACGCGGCGCTTGTTCCAGCACCTTCCGCCGTCTCCAGCCACGCGCAAAACACGTCCAGGTCCATGTCGGGCTTCAACGCATCTCGCGCCGCTGTCGTGTTTGCACGCCCTGTTATTTGAATAGCTCCACGGCCTCGAAAACGCAGACC